CGACAGATTCTTTGTTACGTTGTTTCTTACCATCCTTCTTTCTTAAGGCGTTCATACTCGTCTGCATAATATTGCTTCTCAGGGAAGGCTTCCATCATATCACGAGCACGTTGTACTAATTCTGATTCTTGTTCTGGTGCAATAGCTGCTGCAGTTTCTGATTCTTTCTTTTCACCAAGGAAGCCAGATGTGAGTCGGTCCCAAAGGCTTCCGCCTGCTGGACCTTTCATATACTGCTCTCCGACTTCTCCACCATCTGCATAGTTCTCACCACTGTCCTTATGCATAGCAGGCATGAAGCCAGAAGCGTAGGCACCATCATCACCTACATAACCACCACTAGAGAAAGCCATCTCTGTTCCACCCTTTACAGGCTTACCACCAGATTGACTCCCTTCTTTGTTCTCAATCATCTTATTGAAGAAGCCAATGCCTTTCTCACGCACCACTTCTTCTGGAATGACGAACTCTCCGGGTTGTAGATTAGCCTTCACTGTATCTTCAGGAGACTCAGCAGGAGGGGCTGCAGCGGACAATAGCTGTTCAATTAGGTCTGAAAGTCCAGGAACTGTTTCAATAGCTAGTTGAATAGCTGCTTCATTGTCTTCTCCCTGTCCTTGGTCTAACCCAACTTCATCAGGAGCTGCTGCGTCTGGATATTCTTCCATGTCCATCATACCTTTAGCCATTCTCAGTGTTCCTCTTAATAGTGATTGGAAGTGTTTCCATTTCGTTAAATAGTTGTAGTTTACCTTGTAGTCGTAGCAGGGTCTTTTCATCTGCTGCTGCCATTTGCCTAACTAACTTCTCTCTACAATATTGAATATACTCAGCCCAAGCATTCCCAGTTGGAGTGCCATCAGCCATTAGCTTAAGATACTTATACGGGTTGTCCACTAGCTTCTCCTCGTGGTGTTCCTGAGAAGCCTTGGGCTCCGGGTTGTTCAGGTGGTGGAGCTTCTCCAGCAGGTGTTCCTGGGATTTGCTCAGGAGGTTGGGTTAGCTGCTGTTTGTAGTAGTTGTGTTAGTCGCTGTGCCTTAACTTCTTTCTGCATCAGAGAACTAGTACCATTTGCCTTAACTTCTAGGTCACCACGAATAGGTAGGTCTCCTTCATAGAACTGGAAGTTCCAGTTGTAGAAGTCTACTCCTAGTGGGTGGAATACTAAGTCGTCCATACCTCGAATAACAGTTTTAATATTAAGAGAGGCAGCACCCATGAGCATAGACATACCAGCAGCAGTACGAGTTGTTGATTGTATACCTGTTTGTCCATGTGAATAGCTTGGGAGTCCTGTAGTTTCATCGGCTAGTTGCCTAAACTTATCGAACATCTGCATGTTCTCAGTGGTTGTGTTAGGGAACTTAATCCCGTGTACAGCCTGTCCCGGCATTCCAGCTTGACGCTTGAAGATTTTTCCAGGATATATTTCCATGTTCTGTCCAGCAACCAACGCGCTCTCGTCTATATCAAAGATTGTAGAGCCCGATAGTGCCAGATTATCAATAGCCATGCGAGCATGACCATTCATTACAGCTTGTGAGTCTTCCATATTCTCAGGAACACCTACACCAAAGATGGAGTAAGGATTCTTTTCATAAGGGAAGACATGATAAGGAATACGATATGGTTGGAAAGGATTAAGTACGATACGAATGATTTCACCATTACACAACCATACATTTACTTGAATATCTTCAGAGTCTACCTCTACTTCTAATTCAAGTCCTGCTTCCTCAGCAAAGCTCTTATTAACAATACCCCAATACTCTAGCACTTCGTAACGGTCTGTTACACTAGTGGTGCTTGAGTTATCAGCGTTAATGCTTAGTTCAAAGTCTTCGCTTACGTAATTAGTACCAAGAGAGATAGCTAGGTCAATCTGTGCCTTATTGAAGAAAGGACGGTCTTTCAGATTGCGAAGCTGCATCTTGTTTAGTTTATGACGTTCAATTATCCATTCGGCGTCAGAAGTAGCAGTAGCGTTAGGGTCAGGGTAAAGATTCCAAACGCTAGTGTACTCGATGCGAGGTACAGTAGTAGTGTCTGGTTTATACACTCGGCTTGTTTCACCTTCTTCATCTGTCTCCTCCACCCAACGATTTAGGGTTTTGTTATAATTGAATGGGCCTTTGATACAACCTGTACCAAGAAGAACACACTCGAAGATTGCATCACGGATATGAATAGAGCCTTCGCTCTCATCAATCTGGTCGTGAATAAGCTTTTCCATCAGAGCTGCTGCTTCTTCTGCAGGTTTAATTGTAGGAGCTGCTGGGTCTTTAAAACCTTCTGCAAAAAGCATATCCCCAGCAGGGTTAGTATATTTCTCTTCTAGTTCACCAAGAAAGGAGAACTCTTCGCCTGTACTTCCGGGAGCCAGTGTCTTACCATCTCCTGAATAACCGATGTCATTACCATCTACTTCAGGTGAGGCTTCTTCTGGCTCTTGGCGTATTTGAGCATACTCAGCAATACCTTCTGGTACTTTTGTGCTACTAATTGAAATTGGAAATTTACCTGCGCCAAATAGAACGTCAACGATTTGACCATAGGCTGCAGTTACTTTAGCTTTAGTTACTTTAACAAAGACACGGCTTTTCTCTGTGTCTCTAAACTGTACGTTCTTACCATACACACCACGGAAGTTCTGGTATGCAGTTAGCCACCTATTCTCATGCTGGTCACGAGCAGACTTAGCTTGGTGAAACTTACCTTCAATATCACCTACTAGTTCACTCTTAACCTTTACAGATACAATCTCTTCACCTTCTTCTTCTTTGTAAGGTTCAGCGAAAGGCTCATCGGCATTTCTGAATGGGTTAGGGTTTTGATTAATGTCGTAATCCAAAGTATATACCTATAAGTTAGTAGCCAAATACATCATCTGATGCTTGCCAAGTTTTCTCTTGTCTAATCATACCAAGCAGTTCTGCTGGTGTGTTCATACGCGGTCTAGACATAAGAGCATAACGTAATGCATCATATGCGTGGTCTGATTGATGTGTATCCACATCTTCGCTGTTAGTCTGTGAGAGAGGAAGACTCTCCATCTCTCTAACTATGTTCTTGCATGTCTTAAAGAATTGAATCTTAGGACGACCATTCTGTGCTAGCTTCAGTCGTTCATGTATTTGTATCTTACCTGCTATCCGATTTTTATCTGAAGGACGGAATGAGCAATTATATTGAGGACTGTTTAATATCTGTCCAATGGTCGGGCCAGTGTAGCCCGTCCTGTTCCAAGCAGCCGTGTCTAGCACTCCCGGAACATTGCTTATCTCACTCATCTCCATTGTAGCAATCTGCTCAGCTAGTGCTTCACCAGTGAGACCTTTTGCATACAGTTCACGGTAGCAGACAATAGTGTTATCATCTGGGTCTACAGCGAACCAGAGAACAGCAGATGGAGAGGTGTATCCGTAGTCAGCTCCTTTAAATCGGAACCAACCAGCAGGAATATCAAATGGGTCAATAGTGTGCATCTCTCTGATGAACTCAGGAAAGGCTACACCTTCATTAATATTCCAATCACCATCTAGTAGTCTTCTTCTCTCCACTTCAGGGAGAGTCTCTAGCATTGTCTGATAGTCACCATCTTTAAACAGATAGGGGTTATCTATAAGCTTAGCAGGAATGAACTTCCTTAATAGGTTTTCCCCTGTCTGCTTGTTCTTAGCATAAGGAAAAGCTGTATTAGGAGGAACAGGGTCTATATATCTCTTCTTAACCCAAGCATGACCCACACCACCAGGGTTAGTCGTTGCTCGCATATACACTTCTATCTCTGGGTCAGTTGTTCTCAACCGAGAGGCTAGATAGTTCCATGCAAATTCCGTGGGTAGGTGGGTGATTTCATCGAAACCAATCCACGAGAAGGCTCTTCCTTGATACTGATAGACATCGCTATCCTTCTCCAAGTACCCGAATATGATTTTAGCACCAGATGGGAAAATCCAAGTCTTCTTTGCTTCTTGGTATTTAGCACCAGGAAATGCTCTAGGGTAGAGTTCCCTAGTATTATCAATTAGTTCACCTAATTCATTCAGAGTCTTACGCATAATGAGTGCTCTGTGCTTAGGTCTATGTGCGTATCGTAGAGGGTCTATGATGAGACTATAACTCTTACCACCACCAGCCTGACCACCATAAAGAACATCTCGTTCAGGTGCGGCTAGGAAGTCTGTCTGAGGACCAGAGTTAGGTTTAAAGATAACATTATCATCTACAAACTCTTGTGTCTCTGGCTTTAGCTCTTCCACTTCTTCTGTAGTCATCACTGTACCGAGCTTACTCTTTACACCAACAGAAGCTTTCTTCTCTATCTTATCTTGTTCTTTCTTTTTAGCTAAGACTTCCTTACGTTCTTCTTTGTAAGCACCCTTCTGATATTTCCTATCGTACTTGAGTTTGTCTCTTGCTGTCTTCTCAGCTCTACGTTTCTTCTTGCCTTCAGCAACTCTCTTGCTTTCAGCTAGGCTTTTAGCTAATCGAGCTTCCCTCTGTAATTGACTCTTGCTCTTCTCTGCCATTTGCCTTCTCTAATTCTTTTTCCATACGCTTCTTGAATCCAGCGTGGGAGATGCTTCTTTTAGTTTTGAATGAAATATAATCAGCTGCTTCTCTAAGAGACATGCTCTCGTCAAGAACGTATTCAATTGCTTGAAACAATGCATCCAGCTCATCTTCAATCTCTTCACCGTGGGTGTCATATCCAAATGCTACATGACTCATATTATTCTTCCTTTGTTATTTTCCTAGTGCTAGCAATCACTTGTTTAGCCCAATCTTCCATAGCTCTCTTCTGATGCTCAGGCCAAGAAGAAACTGGTTCTGGCTGTTTCCTAGCAGAATTCATATCTACTAAACCTGGACCATACTTCTTACAACAATTACATTCACACATATTCGTCATCATTTACTTTAATAAACTCAGCGTCTATTGGAGCTGCTATATCTTTAGTAGGAATGAGAAACACACCACCAGAGACATTTACATCTACGGTGGTCTTATCTTTCTTACCAAGCCCCACCCTATCTAGGAGAGTTTTAGCTGCATCCAACCTATCCTTAATACCAGGAATAGGCTCATCTGTGTTTAACACTTCTACTATTGTACCAGCAGCTTTAGGAGCATTCTGTACCAGAAAGATTTCTGTTAGTTCTAACATCTCATCTTTAAGAGCTCTAATGGCCACATAAGCACCATTACCTTCAGCATACCCAGCAGCAATAGCTAGACTACGAGGATTACCAAGACAATTACTTTCCCAATACAATCTTAGGAAGTTCTCTTGTTCATCTATTGTTGGTGTGAGATGGGGAATCGAACCCTCGTAATCTGGTTCACAGCCAGGTGCTCTACCACTGAACTAATCTCACCATTGAATTGGCATCCCATGATGGAATTGAACCACCGTAATCAGGCTTCGTAGACCCAACACTGGTAAACCACCAGATGAGATATTAATTGGTCTGCGTAACAGGATTTGAACCTATGACCGCCTGCTTCCAAAGCAGCTACTCTAGCAGACTGAGCTATACACAGAGGGAAACATAGAATCCTCTATGTTTATTTTCTCTTAGCTTTAGCTGTACGTTTAATACTTCTATTCTTGCTAGGAGACTGTTTCTTTAAATTACTTTTCTTTTGATTCTTTGTATTGTTATCTTTATGAGCAATGTCCTTCCCATCTCCATTTCCATATGTACCAGAAGTCCTATTAGCTTGATTGTTAGCAGCTCTCTGCTTCTTAGCTTTCGGCTTAGAGTGGTAATTCTTATATTCACTCTTATAATTACGACCTGTTGCCTTAGTTGTTCCTTTCTTCTTAGCTGTTTGCTTAGCTGGC